TAGCATGGTGGCATCTAACAAACTTTTTATTGGTTGTGCCGCCTCCGCATCAAGTGGTGCCAACTCTTTTTTTGACGGTTCCATCGCGAACTTCCGTATTTATAATAAAGTCCTCAACGCCGACCAAATCAAGGAGTTGTACGATTACCAAAAGGATTACTTTTTGGGGTCCAAGTCCCAAGTGACCATGTACAAGGGACACTTGGGTGTGGGGGTCACCGAACCCTCGGGCCAATTGGAACTTGCGGGAGATGAGCGGATCCAAGAGTATCCTCCAGGTCCTATGAGTGGGTACGAGACTTTGATTCCGGGCCACGGTGTGTTTTGTCAATCGTCGGTTTCTAGTATATCTTACATGAGTGATAGCGAGTATATTGTATATCCATTTAGCAGCGTCATGACGGGCCTCGCTTATCAGAGCCTCTACGTGCACTACGTCCTCCCTCCAGCGGGAACCTCGTTATTAATGATGTGGTATGGGTCGGGGACCGGCGTCGGTGGAACTGCTACAGGTGCAACCTATGCTGGCTCAATTACAGACCTAAACCTGTTCCCTGGTGCCGTTGAGGTATGGATGCAGAAGACCGTCAATTCCGGTGGTGGTGGCGTTTGGCAAGCCATTGGATACAAAAATCCAGCCGACGGGACCTATACCGGCCCACTGGATGACGGCCCATTTAATAAAAATGACGCGTTGACTGATTACTGGGAATCGGCTGCCAGTACGTATACATCTACATCGGGTGGTAGTCCAGCTGTGTCTACGAGTGGTTCAACAAGGTTAGCGTCTAATACACCGTATGGATCTTGGGTAACGTTAAAATTACCCTATGAAATATGCCTTAAAAGTTATGAGTTCACAGGTGCCGGTACAAAATCCCCTAAAGAAGGGCAAATTTGGGGAACTACTGATGGCACTACGTGGTCCCATGTTCACACGTTCACCGGTGGTGTCACGGATGTTAAAAATAATGAGACGGTTTCGGGAAATACCAATTATTATTCCGAGTACGCCTTCATAACGACAAAGATCACGGGTGCGGATACTGTGACACGTATCGTAGAAATCCGCTATTTCGGCACCCCCGGCCCCACGACCCTCGATAAGGGTTCGCTGACTCTAGGAAGGTCCCTCGATGTTCCCCGTATTTCGCGGTACGACGTGGATACGGAAACCCCGAGACCCGAGAAGTTGGTGGTGGATTTCGATACCACCGTCAATTCCTCACTCACAGATATCTCGGGGAATGGGAATCATGGGACGTATATGACCAACACGGCAGGACCAGTTTCCTACTCCCTAGCAGATAAGGCGTTTGATTGTACTGCAGGAAATGGGAGTATATATACTGGTACATTGACTCCAAATATTGGATCCGATCCGATTTGTTCGATGTCGGCATGGTTTAAAACTACAAATGCAGACACTACAGACGTTCAATCAATTATGCATCTTGGTGATATATCGGCGCGAACGTTGATAAACATACAGGTTCGCCAAAACCGTCTGGCTGTTGGTATGTGTAGAAATACTAATCACGCGAATGATGAGGGTGTTGCGACAGGGCAAATTATAGAAAGTAATAGATGGTATCACGTTGTCGGAGTGAAAAGTGGAACTGGTGCACTCACATCAAGTAACATTATATTCAAAATATATTTAGACGGTGAAGAAGTGGGTACCCCTTCCCTGGGGTCAGGTGGCACCGCGCAGGTAAATATACCATCTACAGCTCGAAAATTACTTGTAGGGGGTTCAAGTACAAGCGGCGGCGACCCTATTACGGGGTTCATCTCCAACCCCAAACTCTACAACGTCGCCCTCGAACCCTCGGAGGTCCAAAAGTTGTACCGGTTGGGCCGAACCGGGCGGTCCATGGTCATCAGCGACACGGCCGTCGGTATCGGGAAAGTCCCTGAAGCCCAATTGGATGTGAGGGGGATTATTAAGGGGCAAAGTCCAGCTGTATTCAGTGCTAAAGCAAACGCGGCTATGACCGCTACAGCTGCGACTGCTATAGCCCTTTTTGGTACTGTCGTAACAGATACAGCTGGTGGTTGGGATTCTGTCAATCATAGATATTACGCAAAAGTTCCGGGTTTTTATATTGTAAATGCGTCGCAGTTTACCATTGTAACTACGAATGCATATGTGGTCATTCGTATTGAGAAAAATGGAGTCGCACATTCATCTACCACAGGGTTTGCTGGCCCGAATGGTTATCCAAATACAAGCCTCATGGCCCTCGTATATTTAAGTGTGGGTGATTATGTTCGTTGTAGAATTGGTACTGATACTAATAGAACTACTGCGTCTGGGCACCGATTGGATATAGTACATGTGGGAATGTAAAAATTTATATATAAGGTTATATAAATGTTACTCATAGAAGCGTTAAACGTTTTGTATCCCGAACATACATGGGGAGTCACAGGGGATTCTTATGAAGGGATTGTATGGGGAGATATGTCAGAAGAAGATCGCCCCTCGGAAGAAACCGTAGAAGCTAAACGCCAAGAACTTAACGTCGTGGAAGCTTGGCGACAATTTCGTGAAAAAAGAACTAATATGTTACGTGCCACGGATCCTTTAGTTCTTCCAGATTATCCCCACCCTTCAGAAGAAACACGGACAGCTTGGATTACGTACCGTCAAAAACTCAGGGATTCTACTGTGACGGCAAATCCAAGTGTAGATAATAGTAATAATTTAACAGCTGAATGGCCCACACCACCAATTTGGCCCGCGAATGTGGTATAAGTTCCAAGTCTATAGGACTTGTCCCCACCAAACTTCTTACAAATTGAATCCCAGTTTGTAAGTCTTCCCAGCTTAAAAATAAACTCTCACTATATTATAAAATGTCTGGTGGTATTGCCCAACTCGTAGCCGTCGGAGCCCAGGATGTGCACCTCGTCGGTCAGCCCGAGGTGTCTTTCTTCAGGTCCACCTACAAACGTCATACAAATTTTTCCCAAACTGTCGAGCGTCAAGTCATCCAAGGCAACGTCTCCAACAACGGTATGTCCACCGTCCGCTTCGAGCGCAAGGGTGACATGCTCAACTATGTCTACCTCGCTCCCAACAGTGGCACCGCTTCCACGGCCGTCGGTGACTGGACCGATGTAATTTCCAAGGTGGAATTATTAATTGGGGGTCAAGTTATTGATGAACAGGATGTCACTTATTCCAGTCTCATCGCTCCCCTTCTTTCTGCGACCTCCTCCTCCAAGTCGGTCGGTGGTAACTTGTATGGTGGTGCTACCGCGGAGCGTTTCTACCCTCTCAGGTTTGCTTTCTGTGAGAACTGGCAGACTGCCCTTCCTCTCATCGCCCTCCAATATCATGATGTGGAGCTTCGCATCACTTGGGGTGGTTCGGCGGCCTCTCATACATGGGATGTCTACGCGAATTATGCCTACCTCGATACTCAGGAGCGTGAGCTGTTCGCCAGTCAGCCCATGAACCTTCTCATCACCCAGGTTCAAAAGGCGATCTCTTCCGGTTCCAAGATGCAGGAACTCAACTTCAACCACCCCATCAAGTACCTTGCCTCGGCTAAGGCGCACACCGATGGTTCCGGTTTGGCGCTCGATATCCTCAACAATGATAACAAGCTCAAGCTTCAGATTAACGGTACCGACGTCACCGACTTCAAGTTCGCTGACCCCAACTACACCACCGTACCTCTGTACTACCACACAACCAACGCCTCTACCCCCGCGGTTGCCAAGTCCCTGTTCTTCTACCCATTCTCCCTCGATTGCGGTAAGATCCAGCCTACTGGCTCTCTCAACTTTTCCCGCCTTGATTCCGCCCGTATCGTGTGTGATAAGCAAAATGTCACCTCCGATGTTTACGGCGTAAACTACAACGTCCTCCGTATCGAGAATGGTATGGCTGGTCTTTTATATTCTAACTAATTAATAACAATGTATTGGAAGATCATTTTCCTCCTCGCCATCGTTTTTGTATTGACGTATGATCCTAAATCCAGGACACTCGAAAAGTTCGTTGGGCATCCTTCCCCATCGACTGATAAGTGTTGTCAGCCCACGCATTACGAAGCCGTTCAATTCGCGCATAGCCCGTACGATTGCCCTACATGTCCTCAACAGACTAACGCGGGTGTAATTACTTAAAAAGATAAAGAGTGTATATTCTATAATGATTCCTATTAATCGTGACACCATGATGTTAGTTGCCACTGTGGTATGTGTAGCCGGTCTTCTCTTTCTGTTCAGGGAGGTGAACAAGACGAAGCAAGAAGTTGAGCATATGAAGGACTTTTCCGAGTATGTTTCCAAGAAACTCGAGGCTCCCCAGTTGGTAGCTAAGGAACCCGAACCTGAAGTCGCAGAGGAAAAAGTGGCCGAATAATCATATCGACATATTATAACTTGCGAATGCGCAATGAAAAAGTACAAAGCTATAGCAATACCCGTTAGTTTTGCTGATGGGAAACCACGGTTTCTCACAGTACGAGATACAAGATTTAAGGATTGGATATTTGTCACAGGAGGATGCAGACGAAGAGAAATTTTAAACCCAATTAGATGTGCCCTAAGGGAATTAGAGGAAGAAACTCGAGGTGTCGTGTCATTAAAGAGTGGACACTACACAGAGTTTAAGTTTATACATAAAGAAAGTCCCACAGTTGATCTGGAATACAACGTTTTCATCTTTTTTGTAAACTATAGTCGTTCAGAACAACAGGGGCAGATAAAGAAGTTTTATGAAGAGAAACATAAGACAAATGTTAAAAAGTCTTTACGACAACCAATAAAAAAGACATACGATGAAAATGATTTTATGAGTTACGATACACTCGAAGATTTTAACACACGTAAACGATGGTCACTTATCATTGATAATGTGATAAAGAATCCAGAATTCTATGCGTGTATGAGTTCTTTGAATAGAAAAACATTTTCTATTAAATAATGAAGTCCAAGGTTTATATCATCTCCGAAATTCGCAAACTACTAGAACAGAACCGTGGGTTCTGTGAAGAAGAGATTGAACAGTGGGTCATTGATAACGAGAAATTGACAGTGTGCCAACTTTTGGAGCTTAAAAACGATCTCACGAAGGGTAAAGAATATAGGGATGTATCTTGTATGTCGTGGTTTAGAGAAGAAGAACAATAAGAAAGTATGTTCAAGAGTTGGTGTGCGACTCAAAAATTTAATAATGCAACCAATCTATCACATGTGCTCATGGACGGTGGTGTCCTTTCCGTGCCATTTGATAAATTGAACGCCTTCTATGAGAAGTACATAGAAGCGGTAAACCAAGGTGAAAAGTTATTCGTCGTGGAACAGAAGAGTAAGACGTATAACTTCTTTGTTGACTTGGATTACAAAGGTGATGAATCACTCACGATTGAAGAAATCAAAGATATCTGTAAAGTCATTTGTGATAAAGTGAAAAGACATGGTGGTAAAGAATGTCTCATATCTGTCGCACCACCTAAAAAGAGTGGTACAAAAATAAAAACAGGTGTACATCTCAATTGGCCGGGTCTCATCGTAGATCAGGCTTCGGCCATCGCACTCAGGGAACACATTCTGATATCACTCACCAGGGCGAAAGGTTCTTATAATTGGAGTGATATAGTGGATGCCGCAGTCTATGGGAGTGTTTCTAGACAGGCGAAAGGAAGTGGATTTCGTATGCCATGGTCACTCAAGTTAGTTAAACACGATGCTTGTGGGGGACAGGGGTGTGAAGGGTGTAAATTCAAACGGAAGATTGAACAACTCGCCTATTTACCCTTATTTGTCTATAAAAATGGACCTCTGAGTACACTATTGAATATCAGCCAGAACCCAGATGTCGATGTTTTGAAAATGTCAGCAGTCAGAACAGATGAACCCCAGAATACAGTGATTGACAATCCTTCAGTCAAGGTAAAAGAGGAAGGTTCGTTCTCGTTAGCACAGACCAAAGATGAAATTCAAAATGAAGAATTAAAGACCATGCTAGAAGCCTTCGTGAGAAAGAACATGGAGGGACAGGATCATTCCATAATTACAAAGATGTTTAAGCATAACGATACCTATCTCGTTTCGACGACATCTAAATACTGTGAGAATTTGAAAAGAGAACATGGATCTAATCATATTTGGTTTTTCGTCAGTGGAAAAGTGATTGCACAGAAATGTTTTTGTCGATGCGAAACACTTCATGGAAGGAGGGATGGTTTTTGTAAAGATTTCTATGGTCGAAAATACCATCTCCCACCTTCAATCACTGATAAATTATACCCTAAAAAGGAGGATATTAAAAAATGTCCAGAAATCAAGAAATTTGTAGAGAAACCCAAACCTAATCACAGCGTTGCGAAAGAAAAGGTGGAGTCGTACATACGCAAGTGGATAAAAGGTCAGGAGAATACACAGGTGGTGAGCGTAAATAAGGGTGTCATACTCACGACATCAAACTTTTGTGAGACGATTAACGGTGAACACAAAGATGTCAACATGTCCTATATAGTAAAAAAGAATCAAATAAGCCAAAAATGCCCATTATGTAAACGAAACAAGTCTAGGGTCCATACATTAACTCCTGATGTGTTAAAAGTACTTAAACAATAATACAGTACATATACAAATGCTTAGGCGTTCGAGAAGAGTGATTAGAAAGCCGGTTCTTTATCAGCCTGTTGAGACTGTTCTTGAAGATGATTACGCGGCGAATGAATACGATTCGGATCTAGATTCGGATACTGATATCGATACCGACGACGAATGTGTATCAGATGACGACTTTGAAGAAGAAGACGATGCCGATGATAATGGCAACCTCAAAGATTTCATCGTAGATGATGAAAGTGAAAGTGAGGAAGAAGACGCTTAAAAAAAACGAGAGCTATAATAGAAAATGGAAACCGATATAGGAAATCCCATTGAATATAACCCAACCTTAGACGAACAGGAGAAGAATGAAGATAATAAACAAGAAGAACAATATTATTTTCACCCGTCTGAAATGACATACGCACCACCACCGGCTCCACCACCTCCTACAGAAGGCATGGATATATTCAAGAGTATCGATAAATCGACATGGATTATCGCATTCGCAGTATTTTTACTTGGATTTTTTATGGGGAAAACCATGCAACCAGTGATCCTCAGGTACAGTTGAGTACGCTACAAATGTGCCTATCTCACCATAAATTGGTTTATTTTTCCCAGATTGGTCCTTCTTTATCAGTTGACTAGGATACCTAGGAATGATAAACGCATCATCTGTATCTTCAACGAACCCATCAGTGGTTGAAACCTTTGCCTTTTTTACTTTTTTAACAACTCTTTTGTTTTTTGAATTCCAATTCGGTTCAAAAAACAAAATAAAGAACGCACTGACCAAAATGGTAGTGATTAGTATATTGAACATTATGTTTTAGTATATATGAATATTATTTACACCGAGGCTTCCTCCTCCTCCTCTCCTTCCTTCACATCTTCAAGCTCACGCTGTTTCTTGCGTTCCTCAACCTCGGCGGCGACAATCACATTCGCCTCCTTCACGAGTTCTTCCATTGGTGTATCCGGCTTCTCCTTCTTGAGACGCTCGAGAACATCGGCGGGGTGGGAAATGGGTGCCTCATCTGGTTTGGTGTAAAACTGAGAGTTGTCATCACCTGGAGCGTACGCCACCTTATCCTTCATCATACCCTGCTTACGCTCACTAAACATACGGGCAGCCTGTGCCTGGTTATCCTTGTACCCAGACATAATCTCTTCGAGCTTCTCGTTGTTGTAGTGTACATCTTCAATCTTGGAAGAATCTGGTGGGATGAGAAGCCACTTGTACATGTCTACGACATAGATGTCGAAGGTTGTATCCTCCTTCTGAAGGCGCTTAGCGTGATTGGCCGCCTCGTCACGAGTAGCGAATGCACCACGAATCTTGATACCAAACTTATCATTCTTTTGGGGAGCCTCAGGTCCAATGATAGAGAGACAAGCGAAGACCTGTCCGGGGACTGTAGTGTAATCGGTTTCCAGAGACATTATATTTATGTAAGGCGTCAAAACTTTAAGCTACGAAACCTAAGTCATTTAAAAGAGTGAAGAGTATAAGAATTATGGAAGAAATTCGTAAAAATCATAATGATGCGAAAAGAGAACTCATACAGAGTGTTACCGTGAGCGGTCAACATATACTCGATGTTGGGTGTGGTTTTGGTGGAGATCTTCAAAAATGGCACAAGTGTGGTGCGAACATAAACATGTGTGATCCCGAACCAGAAGCGCTGGTCGAAGCGCGTTCTCGGGCTAAAAATATGCACATGCGCGTAAATTTTTACGAGGGTGATATACACACGTGTCCCAAAAGGAAGTTTGATGTGGTGTGTTTCAATTTTTCGTTACACTATATATTCGCATCCAGAGATTTATTTTTTAGTTCGATACACGAAATTAAGAAACGAGTTAAACCGGGTGGGTGTCTCATGGGTATCATCCCAGATTCTGAGAAAATTCTATTCAAAACACCTTATTTGGATGACGCGGGAAACTTTTTTAAACTCAAACACCACGGTGACGGTGGATTTGGTGAAAAGTTATTTGTAAATCTGGTGGACACACCATTTTATGCGGATGGTCCAAGATCAGAACCAGTAGCATACAAGGATCTTTTGGTCACACATTTAGAAGAGTTGGGGTTTAGATTACAATTTTGGGAAGGACTGAAAGGAAATCCAATCTCAGAATTGTATAGCAAATTTATCTTTGTCTATAATAGATGATATTGTTTCTTATTTTACTTTTAGTCAATGCTTATATACTACACACCACGACAGAACCCAGGGAATTTACCGAGGTGAAGGAAAAGTACAAGACTCTCAGAGATCATTTGCGTGAAACAAACAATGAGAAGTTTCACATGCTCGTAAGACCCATACCCATCACAGGTCGTAAAGTGATGACAGATTCAGTAGGATTCAATGTCAATAAAGGCTCCGAAATCACAATATGTCTCGATGGTAGTACGAATGAAATCTTTCATGTTCTCATACATGAACTGGCACATTCTACGGTTGAGGAGTATTCACACTCGGAACAATTTTGGGCTAATTACAACGAACTCATGGAAATGTGTATACAGATAGGAATTTACCAAAAGATCATAGAAAAGACTGAATTTTGTGGTCAGCATGTCCAGGATAAATAATCTCATTTTATAGTAAATGAAAACACCACTTAACGTTTTACTCACTGCGATTGTCTATTGGTTCATCGTATTCGCCATCACTCGTGTGCCAGCGTACTCTAAAAACTACTATGTCAATCTCGCATTCCTGACAATTGTCATACCAAACACGATCCGAATGATAATGAGTTCCCAGCGTTTTCCCCAACTTCATGTCGATCGCGGTTTCTTCTTGACTTCCACCGTCTTTGCTTTCGTTTTCACATATCTCATGAATAAGGTTTGGAAGCCCACTGAAGAAGCGCTCAAGGATCCCACGGTTAATAATACTAAAAAGCTTCAGTTAAGTACCTTGTTACTACTGACCTTTGGGGCCGGTGCGTTAATAACGTACTACACTGGTGTAGATAACTCTATATATAGTAATATGGGATGGCAGACTGGAGCCGCCGCTTAAGGCTTCACGACGTAATCCTTGACGATGTAAAAAGCAATAGCAGCAACTACACCTGTAGATGCTAAACCAACAACACTTCTACCCCCTTGTTCGTTAAGGAACTTGGGGATAGAGGTCGCGAGCTTATCTTGAATAGGCTTACTGACAGAAATGGCTGCACACAAACCAGCGAGTAGAGCGATGACATGATCATCCGTGAGGTTGAGTGGGTACTTGTTAGCGGGTTTTTGATCCTGGGCCTGTGTGGGTGCGGCATACATACCCTGAGGTTGCGCGGCAGCCATCTGAACACCCTGCATCTTGGGCTCTTCGCTCATCATAGGTGGTTCCATCATAATATCATTAATGGGTGTAGAATCCATTGTCTCTTTATGTTGACTCACATTTTTTTCAGATGCAAAAGACGTAGATGGATTGTCGCGTAAGGGGACCATCCCTTCCCCGTCGTCTGACAAATTAAGGGTATTGACCTGTCCAGAGGACATTTAATATACTCGCATGTTTTTCATGAAACTATAGGACGCAATTATTTTCGCTTTGTGACGGTTATAGCTGTTTTCCTATTGGCCTTTTTAGCGTCCTGTTCCTTCTGGTCAGCGTGCTTTGAATTATACATCTTCTTATGCATTCCCCATAATTGAGAACTTCCAACTTTGAAATTCTTCCTGACAGTTGCCTTGTACCAAAACACACAATCCTGAATCCTGTTAGACTTCACAGTATTGTCTAACACGAGACATTCATAATTTTCTGTACAGGCATCCATAACTTTGCAGAACATATCGAAAGAAGGGAAGATACCAAAAAAGGATTTGTAAAGTTTCTCTCTATTTTGTATGATGTTCTCCCTGAGAATGAACACATAATCAACATTAGCGCGAAGAGCTGGGGGTAAATCCATCACATATTGCATCGTAAGCATGAAGAACAGTTTCCAGTGCCGGCCGTTCATGAAGCATTGACGAATTACTGTATCCTTTAAGAATTTACTGTCGTACATACAGTCATCCAGAAGCATAAAGGCTCCACAATTCTGTTTTCCTGCACCCACCAACTTCCTCTGTCGTGCCATTACACGTTCGATCGCATCTTTATCATAGTCACCATAAATGAAGAGATCAGGAATGAACTCGGAATAGAAATGATTACCCTCCTCTGTTCCTGATAGGACGATACCCGCTGGAAGATGTTTCTTATGATACATTATATCTTTCACGAGGGTCGACTTACCTGTATTGCGCTTACCGATAAATACAATGACCTTATCATCCGCAATTGATTCAGGCTTGAACTTTTTCAATTGAAGATTCATTCTATTGTATCGTATCGTTTTATTTAACAAAATTTTACTCATATACAGTAGGAATGGCTGGTCGTCTGAGACTTGCCGCCACAGGTGTTCAGGATCAGTGGTTGACAGGTGAACCACAGTTCTCGTATTTCCTGATGAATTTCAAAAAACACACGAAGTTTGCTATAGATACGATAGAGAGTCAGTTTGATGGTAAGATAGATTTTGGTGAAATCCTCGAGTGTAGTGTTCCAAATGATAAAGGTGATTTGATTCGTAATATGACCCTGAAGGTTACACTCAGTGATCCCACACCTGATACAGCGGGTCGTAACGACACCGTCTGGTCTCCTTCAATTATGACACATCTCATAGAATATGCTGAATTAGTTATTGGTGGGCAAATTATTGAACGAATTACGGGAGAGTACATTTACTTACATCAGCAGCTCAATAACACAAATGATGATATTGAACAAACTCTTTACTTCTTAAATGGACATGGGAATATCCTGAGTTACCAAGGAGAATACACATACTTCTTGGATTTACCCTTTTATTTTTACAGAAACCCAACCCTCGCCATTCCAACATGTGCACTTACTAAACAACTCGTAGAAGTTCGAATTAAGACTCGACCATTGACTGAACTCATATACGGTGGTAAAGGTCTTTACGGAGCCTCATACGAACAGGATATTTCTGGAACGATCAATAAGTTTTCTCTTGACACTGAATTTGTGTACGTGACTCCAGATGAGAGTAACTTTCTCAAGTCAAACCCCATAGATTATATAATCACACAAGTACAGGTGTCTAATTTTAAGATGAAACCCAATGAAAATGAAAAGGATGTGTTACTCAAATTTTCACACCCAGTGAAGGAAATGTTTTTTGTATCACAATCTGAAGAATCTGTACAGAATAACTACCCGAATGAATACAATACAATCACAAATGTTGAATTACGATTTAATAATGAAGTTGTTTTCAATCGAGATGAAAAGTTTTTAGCGTATGAACAATCTTTGAAACATCATATTAACTCACCCCTCGATAAACAATATAATCTAGGAGGTATTTTTGCAGATCAATCATTTACATTCGGACCATCTAAGTTTGGGATGTATTCCTTTTCATTGAAACCCGAGGTACATTATCCAACTGGTCAAGTAAACATGAGTCGTATAGCACATAAACTCTTGAGAATCAAAATTAATCCACTGAACACCACAGACTCGAATAACACACGAGTGTACGCAGTAAACTATAACGTGTTAAGGATACAGAGTGGTTTAGCGGGATTAATATTTTAGGTGGATATAATAGGAATGGCTGGTAAACTCCAATTGGAAGCAACTGGACCACAAGAAAAGTATTTCACGATAAACCCAGACTACACATACTTTTTAGAAAAATTCAAAAAACATTCCAATTTTTCGAGGCAGTATGTAGACATAGACCCTGAAAGTGAAGCGGCATTCGGGAGAAAGGTACGATTCAAAATTCCACAGAACGAAGGAGATCTTTTACAGACCGTGAGCCTTAAGTGTAAACTTCCACAACTCGATCAGAACATGGTATATATCGAGTCTGTGGGACACGCTCTCATCGAGCATGTAGATTTAATCATGGGTGGAAAGGTCATAGAGAGGATCACGAGTGATTATCTTCAGATTTACTCGGAACAGTTTATGACACAGACAAAGCAAAAGGCACTCGAACAACTCGTAGGTAAATACCCATTGAGAACTACATTCAAGAGAGTTTCTGAGGTTGAAGGTAATAGTGGAATCATCATACATAATACACTTGGTTTAGGTACAGACGAAGAATTTTTGGTTGATATACCATTTTATTTCTATAATCACCCAGAATTGGCTGTACCCATGTGTGCAATGAAACATCAAGAAGTTGAGGTTGAATTCAAGTTGAGGAGTGTTGAAGACTTAGTTGTTCATCTAACGGGGAGTCGTACCAACTTACCTAGTGTTCTCGAATCTCTTAAACCCAAGATCAAGGAGTTTTCACTTTGTACAGAAGTAGTATTCCTAGACTCAGTCGAGCGGATAGAGATGCAAAAGTTATCACGAGATTATCTCATCACACAAGTTCAGCAGAATACATTCGAAGTTGGTGTAGATACAAATAAAGGGTCGTTTAAACTTGATTTTTTCAATCCAGTGAAAGAGCTCCATTTTGTCATTCAGCGCCACGGTAGTAATGTAAACGCAGCTGATACAACTCTCCAGGGGAACTTCGTAACTCCATTCGACTATGATAACACATCAAATGTTGAAAACGGTAAATTGATTCTGTATGAAAATTTAGATCATCTCACTTTACAGTTTGATGGTGAAGATATAATCACGAAGGATACAGGGAATGTCATCTTTTTGAAGGCAATCCAGGGGGCTATTCATCATTCAAAAACACAACTCATCAGGCGATTCTATTCGTACAGTTTCGCATTACAACCGGAAGAATGGTACCCGACCGGTCAAATAAATTTCAACTTGATAAAAGAGCCAATTCTCAACCTAAGTATGACATCATGCCCAGATTTCGCACGACAAATTCGTGTGTACGCCACAAGTTATAACGTCTTAAGAGTGTGTGGGGGAAAATCCGAAACACTTTTTAATTATAAGTATTAAATAGAATGAAGACTGGATTCGATAACGATGTCCAATTAGCCAATAAACAGGCGGAAGACTATATGACTGCCATGGTTGATATTGTCATGCCAGTTCTTGAGCAGAGTATAGTAATTGCCGCAGAGTATTCTAAAGCTTGTGGAAGAAATGTAATTCTTTCAGAAGATGTGGAATACTCATCTAGGTATTGTGCGATGCATAAGGTTGGTCAGACGACGGGTAGTTTGTTCCCTGAGGTCTATGACGAAGATGATTCCGATGGAGAGGATTTCGAGGTTGTTCCAGATAATGAATTACCTACATTTGAGCGTTACTCAGGAAACAACCCCATATACATTCAGGTGAACCAGGCGTATGATAGATGGGATGCATGGGAACCGCGCAATCCAGCTGAGCAAATCTTAAAAAACGCTATTAATAAGAATGACACTATGGGAACCTGATGGTTGGAATTTTTCAGATACGAAAACAAAACTAACTGTATTGGAAAGTGATGGAGATTCTGATACAGAGTCATCCGATGATGAACCGTTATTCACAAAATCTAAAATACTCAGGAAAAGTAGATACAAAAAAATTAGTAAAGAAGAGTTACTTCCAGAGTAAAATATTTTCCCACGCTATAGTATACAAATCACAATGAAGGCTGCTCTTAAGACTGTCAATCTTGTCACTCAGGAACTCGAGACCCAGTCTCTTAACGCGATCGTGGCGGGCTTCTCGTTCGCCGCCGCCATGTCGTGGATGGATGTTGTCCGTTGGACCATCAGCCAGGTCATTAAGGTGCCCAAGAACGGTGGCGCTCAGTACGCGCTCACCGCCGTCCTCACCACTCTCCTCTCGATTGTGGTTTACATGCTCATCTCCGGTGTTTCTACCCGTGTTTCCAAGCCTGCGCAGCCCGTCTACGCGGTCTCTCGTTAAACTCTCTTTTTCATAAAAGAAATGAGTAATATACCCAGGAAGGTAATTACACCAATATAAATAAACACCTCACGGTTATAAGGATTCTTCAATTCCTTTGGAATGCTTATTAACGATTTTTCTTCTTTTGGTAAAACCTTATCTACTTCAACCTTCGTAAGGTTCTCTAACTTATCCGTAGAACACGTCACCTCGAATTTTAATAAATGATCTTGATTCCTGAAATCATACGGTATCAGTCGCCCATGGCTCATATAAAAAAATTCAATTGTTAGCTCCTTAATAAATTTTTGTGAACCCGAATGAAAATGATGCACGAGTGGATCATCCACACCATTAAAGTTTATAACGTCTGAACCATTGAGAAGTATATGACCAGTGTAAAATGGTGTAGATGTATACACATCTTGATCAAACCCATCGGATCCAGATGTCACCTTGAGTACCAAAGAATTCGGACCTTCTAAGTTAATGGCGCCGGACCGAAGTACTTTATTCGTAGACGCATGATCGATTGACCCAAACCCCAAAACTTGATGCGGGGTCGTCACAGAGGATGAGGTACTGGTATATCCATTCGTTCCGTCGTGAAATTCAAATGTGAAATCATTATCACCCGCGATGGTATTGGAGAATACTAGACCATTTGTATCAGTATCAAATACAACAGAATCGACATTAGATTCAGGTGGTGCCAATTTGAGAGTGAGATCCGAAGCGAGTTCTGTACCAGAAGAATAGTTTGTTTCATCTAGACTGATTACTGTACCATCTACACTGAAACTCTTATTTGTTGCACATGTTGTCAACTGTGGTGTGGGTATACGAGCGGAAACTAACTTAAC